AATGGGCTTGATGTCGGTTATAAAGACCCTACTGCATTTTGTGTTATAGCATATGATTGGGACGAGAAAAAGTACTATCTTTTAGATGAGTACTTAGATGCAGAAAGAACAACAGAACAACATGCTGCAATGATAAGAAAGTTAGTAGATAAATGGAACATTGATTGGATTTATATAGATTCTGCAGCACAACAAACAAGATTTGATTTTGCACAAAACTATGACATTACTACTGTAAATGCTAAGAAATCAGTACTAGATGGAATTGGTCATGTAGCAGGAATTGTTGACAATGATGATTTATTTGTACATCAAAGCTGTAGAGAGGCAATCATGTGTTTAGACCAATATCAGTGGGATCCAAACCCTAATTTAATGAAAGAGAGACCAAAACATGATGGAGCATCGCATATGGCTGATGCAATACGATATGCACTATATACATTTGAAACCACAGCCACCTCGTTTTAGAAACACCTGTCAAAAATACTTCTTGACTTTTGGTGTAAACTTTTGTTATAATTCTATTTAAGAGTAAGATATGAAATTTAAGAGAGATTTAGTTAAATATGTGAGAGATAAAGCTAAATCAGGGTATAAGAAAGAAAAAGAGTGTTATATATGCGGAAGCACACATAAGCTCGATTTTCACCATTTTTACGGATTGACCGAATTACTAGACACTTGGCTACGTAATAACAACATAACTATAGAGACTGAACAAGATATACTAGATGTTCGGGAACAATTTATTGGCGAGAATCATGATAAAGTTTATAATAAAACAGTTACTCTCTGCCATCAGCACCATTTGAGATTACATTCAATATACGGAAAGCGACCCAAACTAATCACAGCAGAGAAACAGGCAAGGTGGGTCGAGAAACAAAGAGAAAAACATGGCATGGTACGATAGATTTTTAGGAATAAACCGAGACACGGAGGAAAAATTAAATCCTTCGCAATATGTCATATCCAGAAACGAGGGTATGACTATAGATTCGCGTGAAATAGTTACTAATTATAAAAATGCGTACGAAGATTTAGAAGTAGTTAATAGAGCAGTTAACATGATAGTAGATGATGTTGCTGAAATACCTTATAGTGTTGGGGAACAAAGACAAGGTGTTAATAATATTATAAAAAATATTCGTAGGGTAAAAGTAGATACATTACTTAATAAGGAACCTAATCCTTTTCAAGATATAAGTACATTTAAAAGAAATCTGATAATTGACTTATTAATTGATGGTAATATATTTTTATACTTTGATGGTGCACATTTGTATCATCTACCAGCAGAAAAAGTAACAATTTATTCAGACGATGAAACATATGTTGATAAGTATAGTTTTGATAATAGTATTGATTATAGTGTTAACGAAATTATACATATTAAAGAAAATAGTTTTAACTCCATATATCGTGGAGTTCCAAGATTAAAGCCTGCATTTAGAACAATGCAACTTCTTGGAAGTATGAGAAAGTTTCAAGATAATTTTTTCAAAAATGGAGCAGTTCCAGGATTGGTACTTAAATCTCCTAACACTCTTTCTGAGAAAATCAAAGAAAGAATGTTACAAGCATGGAGTATGAGGTACAATCCAAATACTGGAGGTCGAAGACCTTTAATACTTGATGGAGGGCTTGAAGTAGAACCAATGTCTCAAATTAATTTTAGAGAATTGGATTTTCAAGATTCAATAAAAGCAAATGAAAAAATTATACTTGAAGCGTTAGGAATACCACCAATACTTTTAGATGGTGGTAATAATGCAAACATAAGACCAAATCATAGACTATATTATTTAGAAACTATATTACCTATAGTAAGAAAAATAGGATATGCATTAGAAAGATTTTTTGGATTTTCTCTAAATGAAGATGTAACAGGAATACCTGCATTACAACCAGAATTGAGAGACCAAGCAGCTTATTATGCTACACTTGTGAATACAGGAATCATGAGTGCAAATGAAGCAAGAGAAGCTATGGGTAAAGATCCAATCGAAGGGTTTGATAAGCCTCGTGTTCCTGTAAATTTAGCAGGCTCATCAGTTAACCCAGAGGAGGGAGGACGACCAACAGAAAGTTCTCCAATTGAGGAAGAATAAATATGACAAAAAATATGATGATAAAAGCTGTTTCCGATTTCTTTGCTGAAAAAGGTGTAGAAAGCATGGATTTAGTTGAATACAAATCATACGGAAGTGATGTTCCTGTCAAAGACTATTTGTTAAAAAGATACTTTGGCTCTTGGAACAGAGTTCTTTCTGTGGTTAAAAATAGGTTTCCTGTTTCTATTGAGGCTCCTGTGGTTGAAAAACCAAAAGTAGCAGCAAAGAAAGAGGTAAAAGTGGAGAAGAAAGATGTCAAATAAGATTTTTCACTGGACTAATAACTTTAAAACCTTAGGCGAAACCGATGATGGCGGTATAGACATCAAAGGTTCTGCAAGTACAAATGCACTAGATAGAGCTGGCGACATTATTGAAGCGGAAGCATGGACAAAAGGTGGACTAGAAAATTTTAAAAATAATCCTGTCTTACTTTTTAATCATGACCACAATAAGCCTATCGGTAGAGCAACAGGTTTGGAAGTCACCGACAAAGGTTTAGAAATATCAGGTAGAATTTCTAAAGCTGCGGGTGAAATTAAAGATTTAGTCAAAGATGGTGTCCTTGGAGCGTTTTCTGTCGGCTTCAGAGTCAAGGACGCAGATTACATGACCGAAACTGACGGATATAAAATAAAGGACGCTGAATTATTTGAAGTGTCTGTGGTATCAGTACCTTGCAATCAGGGAGCAACGTTCTCTTTAGCAAAGTCTTTTGATACTATGGAAGACTATGAAAAATTCAAAAAGCAATTTATAAAGGCTAACTCAGTAGACTCAGCAGACGCTGTGAAAGTTGAGCAGCCAAGTGGGGAGAAATCCCAAAAAATGGAGACTGATATGTCAGAAGAAAAAATGAATCCTGAAACTTCTCCAGAGTTCGATCTTGACAAATTTGCCTCTGAGGCAGCTGAAAAAGCTGTTGCTCAGTATGCAATGAAGCAAGCAGAGCTCAAAGCAGCAGAAGAGAAAGCACAAGCAGAAGCAGCTGAAGAAGCCGCTAAAGTGGAAGCTAACGAAAAGGCTGTTCAAGAAGCAAAGCAGGAAGAACAAAAATCTGTTATACAAGCAGGTTTATCTGGTGCTGAAAAGCTAATGTCTGATGTTGAGAAAAGAGTCAATGAAAAGCATGAAGATTTACAAGAAGTTGTAAAATCTTTAGAATCTCAGTTATCTGAGAAGTCTGAAGAAATCATGAATATCAGAGAGTCAAAAAGAATTTTCTCAGACAGAACTGGCACAGGTGACTGGAAAAAAGCATTTGAAAATGATATCATGGACGCTAAGTTCTTAGGACTAGCGACTGGAAGAGGTTTCGACACCGATTATGCAAAAGGTGTTATGGAGAAAGCAAACAACATGTCAGGTGTTGCAGTTTCTTCAGGAGACTTTGAACAGGTTGTATCTACAAATGTTGAAAGAGATATTCAGAATGAATTGGTGTTAGCACCTCTATTTAGAGAAATTCCAATGAGTTCTGCAAACATGATAATACCAATCCTACCAGATTCAGGTTATGCTGAATTTACCGCAAACCAAGCTGCTAGTGGTTCTTCACCACATGGTAATTTGGCTCAAAGAGGTGACGCATACAATCCTGGTTCAGCAGGTGGTATTGATATGGCAGAAAAAACACTTTCTACCGTAAAATTAATCTCAAAATCTTTTATAGGTAACGAGACAGAAGAAGATGCAATCATGCCAATCTTGCCTCTCATCAGAGAGTCAATGGTAAGATCTCATGCAAGAGCGATTGAAAATGCAATCCTAGCAGGTAACAACTCTGCTAATGGTGTATTCTCATCTGGTTCTTTTGACGGCTTAATTCAATTAGCTGCTCAAGATGACAGTTCAGGTACACACGCAACTGCATCAGGTGTTGCATTTGCAAGTGAATCTTTAACTGCATCTAACTTATTAGATATGAGAAAGAAAATGGGTAAATACGGTATCAACCCATCAGAAGTATTGTACATTGTTAACCAACAAGAGTACTATAACTTATTAAGTGATGCTGAGTTCCAAGACGCTAACCTAGTTGGCGACATGGCTACTAAGCTATCAGGTGAAATCGGACAAGTGTTCGGTTCTAGAATTCTTCTAGTAGACGAATTTGCATCACCTGCAGTTAGTAAGGTACACGCTGTTGCGGTATACCCAAGAAACTATGTAATGCCAAGATTAAGAGGCGTCACTGTCGAATCAGACTATGATGTTGAAAACCAAAGAAGAGTCCTTGTGGCTTCACAAAGACTTGGTTTCACTGACTTAATCGATGGAGCTACATCAGTTCACATCAGAAGTTATAAAGCTAGTTAATAGCTAAAGTTTTGAGGCTTGAGGGGAGCCAATCCCCTCACTTTTATGAATTATGGCAAACTTAGTAACATTACAACAATATAA